AAAGCATTACGAACTACAGCACCAGACTGTATAAATAGGCTACGCTCTTTGATAGCTTGAGAAACGTAAGCACTAAAGTTATTTCTTTTAACGATGTCCGCTAATAGAACACCGCCAGTATAATTCTGAAACGGAGCAGCCATTGGCTTATTTAGAAGTTAGTTTTACATTTCCAAGTCACGGACTTGGTAACACTTTTCAAGCCACGGACTTGATAGTAAATTCCTAAATCACGGATCTCAGAAAATACTCTTTTTTAAGTGTTTTGAGCCTCTTGCTTCAGCACAGCTGCCATCTGAGGATCTTGTTCTGATAATAGCATTTGTTGAGTTATGTTGCCCGTTTTCCACGGATTTGGTTGTCCTCCACCAGCGTTTGCAACTGGACTTGGCTTTGCTCCCATTCCAGCAGCAGAACTTGGTTTGAAATGATGTTCCCAACCACTACCAGGATTTTTGAGACTGCCGAGATAAGTATTGAAATCTTGCTCAACTCCACCATTAAGAACAACTACTTTACCTTCAGCATTTCTTTGTAACTTTCCCTGTAACAACGACAAGGTTTGTTCTGCATTGATAGCTCCAATATTACTGATAGCTGCTAATGCTTCTTGTTTAGTATTCGCAGCTTCATTAGAATTTTGTAAATCCTGGATTTGCTGCTTAAGATTATTTACCTCGTTTTGCATCTCTTGGTTTGTCTTATTTGCCTCTTCCCATAAAGGCTTATACATTCCCTGATCTTCTAATGCTTTATTTCTATCGTCATAATATTGACCTATTTTACTCTTAGCATTTTTGAATTTTTGCTCTGCCTCTTCAGCAGCCTTACGTTGTTGTTCTGCCAATGCCTCTGCCTTTGCAGCACGTTCATTTGCTTCCTGTAGCTGTTTAGCTAAATCATTTACAGGTGGGGCTGGTGTGCTTGCTTCTGGTGCAGGAGTTTCTGGTGTTTGCTCAATTACTTTTTCTTCGATCATAATTAACTAGCGGAGGTGAATTTTTCTAATTCGGCTATTAAATCTGCCTTGTTATGTCTCTTATCTAACTCAAGACCTATGGTTCGACCATAAGTTTCAAGTTCTGCTTTAGTCATTTTTTCAAAATCAGAAACAGTTTCTTTCTGTACTTCTAATTTCTCTTCCTTTTTAGGTTCTGGAGCAGGACATACTGTTCCAGGATCGTTACCCATTCTTTCAGATAAGCCAGGTTCTACAAGTTCCCACTTATAAGTTCCATCGGGCTGAAGCACCTTATCTAAGGATTTAGCCATAAAAATATGTATATTTATCTACTATTGTAGCAGACTATTCAGATTTGACCTCATTTGCATTTGGTAAAACTTCACCTTGAACCAAAATGTCTCTAAATTCTTCCCTATCTATCACCTGTTGCTCAAATAGTGAATTTAGGGCTGTAATATCTTGACCAATTAGCCTTTCAATATCAAAGTCTCTACTGATTTTTACCTCTGGTGGCTCGATTCCTACATATTCAGCAGAAAAATTAAAACATTTTTGTAACTTTTGTTCAAGTTCCATTGATACCATCGCAAGCATAGAGTTTGTATCCACACGATCTAGTCTCCTAGCATCAGCAGACTCAGCTACAAACTTCTGTTGTGATAGTGTACTGATTCCAAGTGTTGCCATTTGCATTTGCAACTCCTTAATTTCAGCAGATTGAGCATCAAAAGCACTACTCGCTGGCTCTACATAGTAAATTTTATTACCTGGTTGTGTTGCCATCGCATAGTTTACACTGATAGCAAGGTCTTTAGTCTGATCGTCATAGCCTTCCATCACAAGCATTGGCTGAGATGCAACGTGCAAACTATGTATCAAATCAGCTTGTCTTTGAAAGTGTGCAAGATTAAGGTAAGCAATATCAAGTAAAGGTGGTTTACTTACTAAATTTTCAGTTTTTCCAGAGTAAACAGTGACTAAAGGAATTTCACCAAGAGAAAAATTACCAGATTCGGCTAATTTGTACTCTTGATCTGTAGTGCCAGTACTAAATTCACCCATGTAAGAATTATCATCAACGTCATACATTGCATCAACTTGGTCCTTCTTACGAAAAACTCTGTAGTTTCCAGGTTCAATAACTCTTACTTGTTCAAAAACCTTTTCCCCAAAGTCTCCATCAGGTAAAACAGCCTTTTCTGCAATTCTCGCTTGTATAAGATTTCCGTAGTTAGATTCTCTATCTAATCTCCACCCTAAAAGATTTGTAGGATCTACTTCAATCCAGTAAGGTCTACGATTTTGTTGTCTTTCTTCTGCAAGACTTAATGCACCAGAAGGTGCTGGATAATCAACAAGAATATGACTTTGACCATAAGTAAGAGAACACATTAATATTCTTCTTGCATACTCATCTAAATCTGAACCACAACCATCAACATCCATCTTAAAAGTTTCAGTCCAGTATGGATCGCCTGTTAATGTTATTGGCTTTCTTAGAACAAGACCTGTAGCTGCTCTTATTAATCTTTGGGTAAATGGAGAAAAGACAGCACGGTTTACTCTCGCCATGTAAGCTGTGTAATCCTCTCTTGGCTCTAGTGGTAAAAATGCTTCACTATTTTCTCTAAGATATTCTGTTCCTTCGGTAACAGCCTTCATTATTTCCCAACCTTTCATCATGTCGAGGACAGCCCTCGTGCGAGTAAAAGGACTGTCTATATCATTAATAGTTGTAGAGGTTTGTACTTTTGTTCTGTAATCTCCAGGAATTGAATAAGTCATTAGTTAACACCTCCACCTTTTTAATGCTAATGCTTTTCTAGTTGGTCTGCCTTTACTATCTTTCATTGGACCTTTGACTCCTTTCATGCGAGCACAAAAGGATTTTCTTCTTGCTGCTCTTTTTCCTGTTGGATTCTTCTCAGTAACAGGTGCTTGTAAGTTACTTCCTGTAGCACGATTATACTTAGCTCTTCCTTTCGCAGTCAGTCCTCCTTTCTTAGACTTCTCGCCTCTTCCTACAGATAAACTGACTCCTTTACGTTTAGCCATTATTTTCCTTTTTTCCTCATAGCTATCCTATGGGCTTCCATAAATGTTTTACCCTTTAACATCTCTTCCTCCATTATCCTCATGTGTTTTGCAGTATGAGTACCCTTCTTCTTATGATTTGCTAAAGCAGTCTTTTGCCTGGCTGTAAGTTCTTTCTTAGCTTTCATTTTTTCTTCCTCTTTTTCTTGGAACGTAGCTTTTTAAGATCCGCAGCAGTAATCTTATCCCGTGGTGGGGCAACAGCAGCGAGTTTACGTTGCTTTGCTGAATAAGATTTCTTAGGCATTAGAGAGCAGAAGTAATAGCACCAGTTGTTATGAAACTTACTGATACTGTAGAAATTTCACCAACAGTAGAAGCAAGTGAAGTTCCTGTAATAATTCCGTTAAAACTTAGTTTTTTAGCTCCAGATGTATCTAAAAATAAGTTAAATGAAGCATCACCAGCATCTTCCGCTGTTAATACATCACTAATAATTTCAGCAGTATTATCACCAGATGTTGCTGTATATAGAAGATCAACTGTACCAGATCCAGAAATTAAACTACCTACAAAACTTCTTGATGTATCTCCATGAGCAGTAGTCTCTAATGTGTCCTTTGTAGTATCTAATGTCCACGCTGTTGTAGAAGCTACTGCTCCAACTGATCCAGTTCCGTTATCAAATGATACAGAGCCTTCTTCACCACGAA